TTACTTTATTTTCTTTTTTAATTCAGCTAATTCTCTTGCAAACGGTAATAATGCGTTCCACACATAATATTGGTTTACTTGTCGGAATGGATCATTGCCATCTGTAATACCTAATTCCATAGCTTCTTGACGAATTTTTTCTTGTGCATCTGATAACTTTTGTTCGGCCACTTCCGTTCCCTCCTTTTTCTTCAATCCAAATGCTTTAACCAATCCATTCACATGACCTTGTGCTAAACCTTCTATAAACGCATTTTGTTTTAGTAATGCAGCATCGGAAGAATTATCGATAAAACCACACTCAGTTAATATGGATGGCATATTTGACTTACGTAGCACATGATAATTTGCTTGTTTCTTACCACGATTCACCATTTTACCAATCTTCTTAATGATTTCCGCATGGATAATGTTTTGATAATAGATTGATTTGGTGCTACCCGGGTAAACATAATCTTCGTAACCATTACCTCCGCCTGCATTAATGTGTATGGACAGTAAGAAATCAGCTCCCCATTTATTCGCTTCTCGAGTGCGGTCTGAAAGAGATGGGTATGTGTCACCTGTTCGGCTCATTTTCGTTTGTACATCGTGATACTCTTTGAGTAACGCTTCCACACACTTTGCTAATTTCAATGTAATGTCTTTTTCTTTTAATCCATTGCCAACTGCACCTGGATCACTGCCTCCATGACCTGCATCGATAAATACTTTTACCATTTTTTATCGCTCCTTTGGTTTTTCGTATTTTAAAGCTTGAGGACTATCACTAACACCTACTGTGGTTAAGTCTGGAATCGCATTGTAAATCCCTACACCGATAGAGAATAATACAAATGGATTAGACACAATACACACAACCAAATCCCAAACAGACATCCATGTAGTTAAATCGCTACCACTAACGTCGTAATAAGCGGAAATTGGTGCTGTTATCGCAAGTAATACCATTAACCAAAATTGTTTATTTTTGAACCTTACTTTCCAATTGATATTCATAATATTTTTCTCCTCTATTTATTTAATTATTAAATTGATTGCAGCAACTCCAAGACCAAGGACTGTTAAACCTAATCCAGCAACAGATATAATGGCCCCAATTAGCCATTTACGATCGGTATCAGCCTTTTTATCCCTTTCTCTAGATTTATTAAATAAGATTTGAATATCCTCTTTTGCATTTTTAAGTTCATTAACTGTCGTCGATGATTCGGTTTTTATAGTATCTACTTTTTCGGATAGTAGGCCGACATCTTTTTTCAACTCCAAAGCCGAATCAATTTTCCCTTCCACTCTGGCGAAATTTACATTTAACGCATTAACACTATCAGTCATTTTTTCAATCAACTTATTTTGTGTGCTTTCCTCCACTGTTTGCATCCTCTCACCTCTTTTGCGCAAACAAAAAGAACGCCCAATAGACGTTCCTCATAAAATTTATTCTTTTCTCTTACTACGCTTTTGGTTCCTAAGGCACAATATAAAAAGCACCCTAAAAAGAGAGTGCTTTGAGAATTAATTTTTGCAATTAGTTATTTATTCTTCGTCATTTTTAGCTAACTGTATTAAGTTTAAAAAATTATATCTATCTTGTGTACGGATAGGATAAGTATTATACACGTAATCAATGAATTCTGACCAATTCAAGAATTTAGTTTCATTAATTACTTGATCTAGTATCCGTTGTTCTTGCCTTGTAATTTTGTATACTATGTCGTCATCATCATCATTTTTTAAATAAATTGTTTCTTTTGGTGTTCCAAATGCTGTCCACTCATGTTTAATTTCTAACTTTTTATCCTTTTTAGCTTCTTCATAAACATCGGTGACGAAAGGGCCATAGTGATCAAAATACCAATCTATTTTAGTGATTTGTTTACCATCTCTTTTCGCTGAAAACCAATCGGCTAAATATACCATTTTTGTTAATCTTGCTTTTGATAGTTCAGATTTATAAGGATATTTTAAAGTGAAATATCTAAGTAAATATTTAAGTTTGACCATCTATACGGCCCTCCTTCCTGGTGGAAGATTCATGTTAATCATATCGACAATTAAATGACCAAATGAACTGTCCAGTAAATTTTTAATCTCTGTTGTCTTTTTAGGTAGTGATTCATTTGTTGATTCAAATACTATTACAGCAATAGGATCCCCGTTTAGATTATCAAGATTAAGACAGTAGTAACTCCTACTTCTCATTCTCATTTCTGAAATTACAATTTCTTCTATATTACATTTCGTTTTTACTTCTCTTATATAACCTTTGAACTGTTTGTCCGGATCCGGTAAACCATCAATAATCAATTCTCCTTGTTTCCAAGCAATCCCGATATAACCTTCACTATTTGGATATCGATTTCTCCCGCCTTTTTTAAATTCACTGTTTTTAGAATATCTACCAATCGGAACAAAATGTGAATCCGCATAACGATAGACTGTTATTCGTTCGGTGTATCCGAAATCCAGGTATTTATATATACTCTTAATTACCCTTTCAGGTGTAGTTTGTAAAAATGAAGTCAAATCATTATTTTGGTGTTCCAACTCTCCAACATCTCTGATTTTAATCATTAATTCTTGTGATATATTTAGTGAATAAATTACACACAAGATTAATGCTAAAATAAATAAACTAATAAAAATCCAATGAGAAGCGATTGCGGAAGGTAAATTAGAAAATAGTACTAATATGATTGGAACGATTACAATTATAATTTGACTCCAATAGTATTTTAGGTTTTTTAGATTAAAAATAAACGAAAATAAACTAAGAATATTTTTGAAAAAAGCTTTCAAAATCATTTCCTCCCTCTTGCCTTATTATGTTATTCGACAAAAGGTGAGGATTTTCCTTTAATAAGTTTTTGTTATTTTACTTGTCTGTAAGTTATTTCACAGTTGGTTCCAAATATGTCGGTGAATGAACTTATTGATCATTCCACATGCAATTTACAAATTCATCCTCACTAACTGATATCCCACGATAACCCTTAACTCCAAATATATATTTCTCTCCTTTGCTATTAATGCCTTTTAATTCATGAAGCTTCTCTGTATATTGATCGTAAACTGTGTCATACTCTGTCATTTCACTAGGTAACAATCTCACTAATTTGTTCCTTTTTCCAATATCAATTAATAACTTTTTCCCGCATGCATCACAACGCCAAGTCTCCGTGTTTACTTGTTTTTCTTGTAGAATTTTATTGCAACTTCGACAAGAATATCTTTCGTTTTCAAAATATTCAGAAGTAACCCTCATAATTATCCCCCCCCTCTATTATAGGAGATAAAAGAATTAATTCAAAATTAGTATTTTCAATCGCATTAGAAGGAATTGAACATGATCTTTGATAAAATAACGCTAGCTTATGCTGCGTTTAGTTGTGTTGATAACTCTTCATACTGAGGTTGTGTAATACGATCTCCAACCAGAAAAATATCTAGTTTCTGTTGCATATCCTCTTTCGTAGTATAAGACTGGCGCTCGATTTGCGATTTACATGCACGATAAGTTAAGTTCATTTTTCATTCTCCATTCAATTTTTTTATAGTCCTAATTCAATCATAGTTACCCGATAATCCACATCTACGATATAGTCTGTTAAAAGCTCAGTTTCTGTTGGTGGTTGTGGTTCTGGATCGGGTAAAGGTTTTAAATCCCCAAATTTAATTTCACCTTTTTCTATTGTGTATTCATGGGTGAAAACTCTTTCGTCTGTGACTAGTTCAATTTCTTCCCTTTTCAAGTTGTTTACACTAAGGAAATCGTCTAAAGGAAAATCCTCATCATTTGACCACCTCACGGCGACTAAAACAGAATTGTTATCCTTTTTATAAATCAATAACGTTTTCATAAAGCTTGCCTCCTCTACTCATGAACTATTACCGCTTGAATACTGTGGTAAAGCCCAGAAGTTTTTTGAGTACTATAATATTCTAATTTTATGCTTTCTTTAAAAGGCAAATTAAAACTTCTATTACTATTACTAAATTCTGAGGTATATAAACCAATAAACCCGACAAAATTTGCTATATTTCTGTCATAGATAATGTTTCCATCTATAGTGAGTCTTAGATTCAAGTTAGTTGAGTTCTGAGAAGTTACAAAAGCAGTTTTCAACATCCCTGTCCCAACAAAATCCAACACTGTTGTTAGAGGTACATCTGCCGATAATGCAGAAACCTCATTATAATAACCTTTTGTAGTCATTGCCATTTTTATTTCCTCCTAATATAAACTTGTGATTTTCAATAACTCTATTCCTATCGCTGTATCATTTGGCAATTGGTCCGATTTCAATTTCCCCTTTTCATCTAATACTGGGAATCCTCCTGGAACATCTTTAGGTGTGAACTTTGTAACTGCTTGTTTAGTTGTTTCAGGTGTCATGTATTTATTATTCAACGAACCCGTTTCCGCTTCTGCTTGTGTAGCGATTTTATAGTTCTCTACGTATTCAAGACCTACTTGCTTTTTTGTGACCTTGTGTGGATTTTCTATATTTAATAAATGTGTGGAAATAATTTTCTCTACAGCCTGCAATTCGGTATCAGTAGCCAATCCCGATAAATCCAATTCATCTTTGTGAAGGGCATACTCTTGTAGTTCTTTTAAAGCTTCATAAGCCTTGCTGTGTAAATGATTAAAATACTCATCAGGTGGTTTAACTCCTGCTTTCCAACCATTTTGTCTAAGGGAAAGTGGAGGTTCTATTCCTGGTGCTTCCCAATGAGGAAGTGGTTTAACAAATGGCATTTATATCCCTCCTATATCGGTAATTGTTCAAATGTTGACGGTATAAGAACGGCTCCTAAATATCCCCCTACAGTTCCATTGATATTTCCGAACCCTTTTAAGTTATCTACTTCCATCGCTGTTGTACCAAATTCAAAAGTTCCTGACAGTTCAATGACCCCAACTTTTATGCCTGCTGCTACAGTACATTGAACAATTCGAGTGAAGTTCGTAGGATCTAATCCGGCTTTATTCATTGTTTTTAATGGCAATTCTATTACCTTTATAGCTGCAGGTTCTGGATCATCGAAGTCATTCCACTTTTCCACTATCTTAATTGCAGATGGATCCGTGGATAGAGCGATTGAAATAACATGGATGATTGCATTAATCGAACCATCCGACATGTTTCTAGCAATCTTTGATTTTAAAAGAATCCTGTATACTTCATCTGAAGCTTTTCCTCGTGGTTGATTCACGTTCTCTCCAACCAAATCAAGCGCTTTTCCTTGTGCTTTGTCTATATCTCGCCATTCTAGAATGGTTTCATTGGTCTTTTGTAAAACTTGTAATTCATCTGAAAAAATACTGATTAGTTTCGATAAATTCGAAGTAGGGTGTTTAGCGAAATAATCGGCAAATCTACTCATTATTAGCTTTGTACTAAACATTTTCAGTCACCTCAATATTTGCCGCATTCAATTGCGCTACTTCTTGCAAACCAATATTGACATTGGATTCACTGTAATCAATGCCATCTGTAGATAATTCAAAGGTGATATCTTCAAGCCCTATAACTTGATATGCACGAGCAATTAATCGAGATTCGATTACATCTTCGCCCATGTTCAACCCTGCGTACACCGATGAATCAACATCTACTCCTCCAACATATCTAATCAAAGCAGACTTTATTTGATCTATACCCTTGCTAGGAAAAGAAGAATTGGTAGTAACATTAGCTTTAATGTAAATTGGTATTTCGATAGCTCTTGTAAATCCAATTAGTTGAGGGTTTCCGCTATCATCTATAACGTTCACATAGGTAGTCCCGTAAGGTTGAATCCCTCCGGCTTTCTTTTCGAAAATTGCATAGGCTATTTCTTCATCTGTCCCACCTAGTACGAATGCTTGTATGGATCTCATTGGCGCACCATATACATCTGGTTCATCACCAAAGTTCTCTGTGACTGTTGCAGCACGAACAGAAGGTATCTTTAAAAGATTTGCTCTAATTGCATTTGTAGTGGCCGAACCCATTCCTTCAACCGTTATAGATGCTCTTTCACGAGCTTCTAACTCAGTTTCTTTCTCTCGTCCTCCCGATGTGTCAGCAAGGTTAGTTACGCTAATAACATCCGCATCCGGGTTAACGATTTCTGTGATAGTGTTTGCTGCCGTATTGCCGATACTCCCTAATTCCACGGCTTTTATTTCCACTATTCCTTTTCCGTTTGAACCTATCACTACATCTTCAGTGGTTTCAAAGAATATGTCAGAGTTTATTTTAGAAACTAAAAAACCAGCACTCACCAAATGATTCGGTGTGCCGGTTATTTCTAATGCTCCAAAAGCATATTGATCTAAATTTCGTGTTATACCCGCATATGGCAGTAACATATCTAGTTGTGCACCTTCTGCAGTCTTTCGATATGCAGAGTAATAGACGTTTTCATTGTCTTGCCATACTAACGACAGAAACCATGCCATTATCCGAAGAATAATACCAAGCACAGAGCGCTCAGATACGTTTGCATCCTCTCCAAAGTGTTGCTTAGCTTTTGCTGACATGTCATTTAATAAATCATCATACGTCTTTCTTTTATATCCTTTGCTATCAAGTGCCACCTAAGACCACCTCCCCGTTTAATATCTGGCCATCAATCAGTTGGACTTCATAGCGGACGAATAATTGTCGTTCTTTACGATTTTGAACAATCTGTACTTCATTAATAATATCGACACGCTCTTCTTGACCAATAACGCGAATGACTTCCGAGCGAATTTCTTCATCAGTTGGTTTTTCTCTTAACTTCGTAAAATCTAACCCAAATTGCAGGTTTAGGAACCATTCTTTTAAGTTGGTTGATAGTGATATAGTCAATACTTGTTTAACCTCTAAAGGACCTTCTACGACATTAAAATCACCGTTTTCAAAAAATAAATCTCCATCACTTGTTAATTCTATTGATTTCATTCAATCACCTCACAATATTCCTACGATAATTGCATCGTGAACAGCGAATAAACGAGAAGTACCAGGGTAAACTACATTACCTTCAATTGCATCATCTAAACTTCTTTGAGCGAAAACCGCTAAGACAATATCGCCGACATTAATTGAGGGTACTAGTTCTACTGATTCATTAAATGTTATTTGAGTATGATCACTATTTGGTATGGTCACTGAGATGGCCGTATTGTTTTTTATCTTCACTCTTTCAAACAGTACAGGAACATCTTCTAACACAGAAAGCTTCTCAGGTGCTCGGTTTATCTCTTTTATCATAAACAAAGGTTGAATCTTTGCCGTTCGGTTACTCTCGTTGTAAGCAAGAACTTTGCAAGGCATACAAGTGTTAATGGACAGAAGTAATTGGTTTTTAAAGTTCGAATAAAACTCAGAGGAATTACTCATGCAATCACCTCAACTTCTGAATAATAAACATCGCCTTTCCTGTAATGCTTGCCTTTACGAACTCTAAACTTCCCTTTAACAAATAACGATTGCAATTCGATAATAGAAGCCGTATTCATGCGATACTGAAGCAAGGACTTCACTCTATAGCCCTTTAATACCTTACCGTCTCTTTCTTCCTCAAAATACTCAGGAGAGCCGATTAACCCAGTGTTTGAGTTAAGGATGAACTGAGTGTTATCCCCTTCTTTAATCGAACGAATATAGACATTAGAACGGCTAATATAGAAGCTCGCTCCACAATCCTTCGCAATCTTCTTCATAGCATCGACAACAGGTCCATTAACTGAGAAGCCTTTTTTATAAACAACATTATTCGGTAGCTTGATTACAGCTATTTTCAGTTTAATAGCTTTCGCTAGTTCCTTTAATATTTGATCACCTTTGATACCTTTTTTGAACGTCTTTTTCAGTGTTTTTTTATTGTCGATTGGTTGGCTATCTACCACTGATATTTTAGTAGCTCTGTCAGCTCCACCTTTTTCGGATGCTACCGTTGAGATGAATCCTGAAAGAATAACTCCCTTGTCCGCTTTATATCCGGCATTCATCGTAAGCTTCACACCTTTTTTAAGCTTGCTTAGAGTAGTATCGGATAGGTTATAAACGACAATTTCACTTACGTTAGGGTCTGGATCATCGTCAAAAGGAATATTAAATTCAATTTCCAATGTATCACTAGATATCTTCAAATCGTTCGTTATTATCTCTGTGACACGTCCGAACTGAATAGTACTCATAAGTCATTCACCAACCTTAAAAACACTGTCTCGTTCAAATTTTCAAAGGTTACACGTTGCTCCTGTCCAGATTCATCAATAGGAACGATTGTTGGACCTGGAAAACGTGAATCGTATACTTCAGCAAATAATGGCACTCCGTATGTTATCTTTTCGCCATACACAAGTACTTCATTGTCCTTATATAGATCAATCGTAAAAAAATCATGCATTAAATTATAGTTAATCTCCATCTCAAACAACTCTGCACCGAGCTCAATTTCAAAGCGATAAGGAATGAGCTCTTTTTCTATTTCGATATATTCAAAGTCCATTCCTCATCACCCTACCTTTATTTTTACTCCAATCGGAATTTGTTTAGATGGATACTTATTATTTTTCTGAACGTCTTGCCATTTAACACCGTATTTTTGTGCTATATCATAATAAGTCTCGCCTTTTTTAACCACATGAGAAACAGGCAATTGCTTTTTGTTCACTGTTTGCTTACGGCCTACAGATGATTTTTTTGCTACTGCTGCTTTGGTTTTGGCAGGTAGCGATACATAAGAAGGTGCTGCAAAGCGTACCTCTTTAAGTGTCATACTAAAGTTAAAACCATTCATGATCTTTGAATCAGCATCATAAGAAAAAGCCGCAATCATCAAATTATGATAGATTCTACGGCCTTCATATGCAACGAGTGTACCTTTTGTTTCAATTGTAGATAAACGTCCCAGAAGTGTTTCTAAAGTCGTGTTATCCGGACGAATAAGCTTTCCGCTGATTGATAACACAACCGGCTTTCGTTCGACGTGATCTGTTAAGTTGATTCCCTTCTCTACAGGGTGAGATGGCAACTCAACGTCATTTTGTAGACTTTCTTTCAATACATCAATCTTTATTCCGTTTATTTTTGCCATCTCTATCCCTCCATTATTACAGGAAATACAGTATTCAAGTCAGCGTACCAACTTTCGAATTCTTCTCTTACACTTTTAGCGGTTTCTTGTGGTTTATCAGAACCTTGAACGATGATAGTCACCGGTGCTTGTACAGTAGAATTAGTAGTTCTATTCGTAATTGGTGGTGCATTGTTATAACTTGCTCCATCAAAATCTAGTGTCGGGTCTGTACCATCACCTTTTAGAATCCCGGCACTACGCAATGCTTCCGCTTCATCAGCAGGCAATACAGCCTCATCCTTATGCAAAAGTGCTGGCATTTCATCGATAGGAACACGGCCTAGACCAACTTCAAAGCCAGGTAAGTTATCCGTTGTTTTAGATACGAAGTTACTTATCTTGCCTCCGATATCTAGAATCTTCATTACTTTTCCTAGACCACTTATTTTGTCGACTACCCATTCAACTGCATCAGCTATTCCGTTAAATGCAGAAATTATTGCATCTAACACAGGTTTCATGTAATCCCATGTAGCAATTAGGGTTGCCGATGCTAAAGGTAGCAAAGGGACGATTATTTCTGACACTAAAAACTTAACTGCGCCAGAAACTCCCTCAAATAACGCTCCGGCAATCCTTAAAATTGGTGAAATGACATTGAAAACAGTCTCTATTACAGATTTTGCCATAGGCATTAAAGGAATAATGACTCCTTCTATAAGTCCGGCAATAATCATTTTTAATGAATCAAATATATTCATTGCACCTGAAACCATATTGCCTATATAGTCCATAGCAACGCCTATAAATTCCTGTGCAACTGGCATCAACGGGACAATAACCTCGTCTACGAAAGATGTCACTGCCGTTTTTCCACCCTCAAAAGCTAAAAGGATAGTTTCACCAAAGGCTTGATAAACATCTGCAATCTCTGGTGGTATACCTAAGGATTGGAGAACCTCTGATATATCACTAACATCTTTGATAGAACCTAAAGTGTCGATGACTACATCTTTAAGCGTATTTAGTCCAGAAATTCCAGTAGATACGAATTCCATAAATGGCCCTGGATCAAGATTCGATATAACATCACTAAGAGTCGATAACACTCTAACAGCTTGCTCTAGTATTGGAGCTCCTGCTTTAGCCATGAAATCTTCCCATGCCTGTTTCAAGTTCCCCATCTGGTTTTCATAAGCTTCCGATTCCTTAGCGGCTTGACCTAACGCCCCTGCAAGTTTATTTCCATCTTCAACCATAGCCAGTAAGGTAAGTTGCTTTTGAGATTCCGATAACTTAATAAAAGACTTTCCATAGAGATCGTTAGCCTTTGCGTTCCTAGTGGTTTCAGTTGCAGAAATACCTAATGCAGCATCGTTTTCGAAATTACCCTTTAAAAATGATTGCATGGTTTCCGAAACTTCTTCTATCGATTTATCATAAAATGCCGCACTATCAGCCGCCGCTAACGTGGCTCGTTCAGTCAGTGATAAGGCTTCTGCTGTGCTAGCTCCCGTAGTCTTAGCAAATGCCGCCATCTGAGTAAAGCTACCTTTAAGCCTATTTGGAAGCATGCCCGTTTCTTTTGCTATGCTTTCGAGACTTGAGGTCGATTCTTTTTCGAGCTCGTCAAATACTGCATCAAACTGAGCACTCATTGCTTGAGCACTAGCTGCCGCTTCAATGGATCCAGTCGTGAAGTCTTTTAAAGCTGCACCAATACCGAGTGCTAGTAAAGCCGAACCTATACCAAGCACTGTTTTCTTGAGTAATCCCATGCCCCTATCAGCGTTACTTACTTCACTTTCTAGATTACTTAGATTGGTATTATCTAAGGTTTCTACTTCGTCTGTTGCATCGACAATGGAATCCTCTAGATCACCAAATTCGTGAGACAAGTCTCCAACATTATCAACTGCACTATCTATAGAGGATATATCGATGCCACCTAACGCACTCATCACATCGTCTATTCTTCTGTTTAAATCAGCAAGGGGTCCGTCTGATATATCCATTCCGATGGCAACGTTAACATCACGTAAGGACGACGACATTCAATCAACCTCCCCTCGCTTCTTTTAATCGTTGAGCATAGCTATCTATAGCGGCATTAACTTCTAATAGCTCGTCTAACGTCATGGTTTCAGCACGCTCAAAACTAAGTTTTCCTTCCATAATTGGACGCCAGAAAACCCAGTTTTCATCGACTGTTTGCCGGTGTACATGAGCTGGTTTAGCCCTCTTGAAATGTAAATTTAACTGCCGCGGACATCACTTCTGTGAATCCTCCTACTTCCTCGAAGTGCTCGAAGTTTACTTTTGTTCCATCTTCTTTGAAAACCACATGTTCCATCAGAGATTCATAAAGTTTTTCACCTTGTTGAACACCGTGTTCATTCTTTGATTGATCACGCATTCGAATTGCTTCACGTAACCCCGGATGTTGGAATGTGTACTTTTCCTTATTTTTTGTTTCGAATGATTGTTGTTCACCTTTTTTAGCCATTTGCTTTCGCTCCCATTCTTTTCGTTTTAAATGATTTGTAATATGTCGTTTTTTCATGGCAAATTAAAAAGAGCGAGCATATGCTCACTCCCCTTTCTGCTTTATTTAACTGTGTAATCAAAAACTTTCAGTGTATATACACGATTACTAGCCGATTTTCCGTATTCCTTATCAGCCGGCTTTGTTACCATCGCCTTTGTACCACCAGTTACTTCCTTGATTTCGTTGTTTGAATTCACCCAAATAGGCACAAGCGTGCGACTATTAGCAAGGCTATCTAAATAAGATATGGAAGGTGACGTTTGATTTAATGTGATTTCAATAGTACCCATATTATCGCCGTTTACAGAAATCACTGCATCTCCTTGTGCGGAAGAACTTGACTCAAAGTTATCGTTATCCTTTGAACTTTTAACCATCGTTCCATCTGCGTAACCAGTAATAAATACTCCAGCAACTGTTACGACAACCTTTCGAGCATCATATGTTCCGATATGTCCTGTCATTAATTATATCCCTCCTTAAACTACCATTTCGCCGTAAACAGTAGCTTCGTGGATTGCTCCGGCTAGTTCAAGGCTAAATGATAATCCTTTATAATGACGTTCTACGCGATCTTGAGCGCTTGTTTGAGCACGGTCTTTCGCTGTAAGTGTGTAAAGTGGTTGTCCTGCATCGTCTGCCGCAATAATCCCTTGTTGACCTGCAATTTCAAGGATAGTACGTGCTTCCCCTTCAATTTGAGGTATACCGACATCATCAAATGCGATTTTGTCATTATTGATAAACAAAGTGGAGATAGCTTGTTCCATATTGACTTTCACCCAGTCTTTTCCGTGAATTACGTCAATGTATTCACCTGAAAGCACAGTGCCTTCTGATGTTTGATAGTTGCCATTTTTAGCAACGTATGCGAAACCATTTAATGCATGGATTCCAAGTAATGTAGTTGCATCATATGGTGCTGGATCTACACCAATTAGCTTTTTAAATTTGTATGTGATGGAACCAACAGGTTTAGAACCATGTCCACCTATTAATGCTAGATGAGGATATTGTTCTAACTTGTCGTGCATCATGACAAATGTACGATCGTATTTCTTTGCTGATAATGTTGTTAAATCTTCAAGGCTATCAACTGTATGCGCGGCGATTTTGAAACCTTCGCCCTCCACAACGTCAGAAATAGCAATAAAATCTGCAACAGTACCAGTTGCAAGTGATACAAAGTACCAGTCTTCGTTGTAATACTGTTCAAGCGCTTCTGCTGCAGTAACTTCCGTACCATCATAAGTGGCAATTGCTACTTTTGCAGTACTGGTATCGCCTTGTTTGAATGCAACACGAGCCGCTTTATATGGATCTGTATCTTCCGCAAAATCAGCTTTCACACCTTCAATATCACCATAAATCTTAAATGATGGCTCGCCTGCCTTTTCAGCCAAAATCAACGGTGTACCAAGTCCAATTAATGCAGACGGTTTCTTAATATTGATAATGACTGTAACGTCTTTTAATGGCATTATTCTTCCTCCTTCGAACTGACTGTGACTTTTTCAATCACATCAATGTTGTATGTTTCTATATCTCGTACACGTAAACGCACATCAAAACCCACTCTACGTTCATACTCGATATTTAAAAAAACATCCCTATTAGTAGCCGGCAAAACGTCTACAATAGCGATGTAAGCATCTGATAATTCAATTGTACCTTTTCCTAAAAAATAATTACGGGCTTTATTAGCTAAATTTGTTGTTTCCTCAATGCTTTCTGAATGAACAGTGAGGGATAGTACCATTTCATAATCTTGGTGAATAGTCTGTGTACCATCACCAGTAAAAACAGCTGAGAAGCCTATGCCAATAGCCTGAGTGGTCTGCTTGATAGTGACAAACGGATAAGGCGGTTGCTTACCAGTCGTTTCTGCTTGAATAACATTCTTACTGATATATGTGCTTAAACCTTTTTGAACCGGAATCCACCAGTCATCGTATTCAATCAAAAGAACTCACCCCTTTAGCGATATAACGATAAAAGTCACCGAATGGAGTGAAATTTCCCGATGTATCTACGAGATACTTATGGCCATTCCTCTCGATTTTGTCGCCGTGTTGAAATGTTTTGAGTGAATAAATCTGAGCATCACCATTTGTTATTAGACCACCTAGTTGAGCGATAGTTTTCATATCAAACGGAATGATTGCAACACTTCTGATGACAGGACTTTCTTTACCCTCCACCCATTTACCGTTAATCCAAGCGCCTTCACTCTTTTCATACGCAGTAATAGGACCACTGTACTTATTGATTAGGCGAACGAAGTTATACATACTCATTCGATTTCAACCTCCATCGCTTGGATTAAACCACCGTTATCTACTAACGGATTGTTCGAACCTTTACGTTCAACAGTGAAAGGATGATTGACAGGATTATTTAAATCAATAGCATACTTTTGAATCTTACCTTTCAACTCGAGTCCTACCATCTCGAAAAATGTTTCCACCGACACATTACCATCAACTACTTTTGTAATTAACTCCTGCGCCTTATCTTGAACCGCTTGTATATTGGCATCCGTACCGGTTCTTAAAAAAGACCTCTCAGGTATGACTATATGAGTTGTAGAAGCCTTCAAATAAAGACCTTGAGAAGCAAGAAATCCCCTCATCTTATCCGTTACTTGGATTCTAGCACCGAACTCATGAACACTGGCAATCATGCCTAGTTCAGTATTCTGCATATAGCCGATTTTAGCTTTCTTTTGTTTTGCTACTGAAAGGTCTGCCAACACTTGAGGAATGCGATTATCGTCATTTACTGTTATACGGATAGGACTCATAGACATCACGCCTCCCTATCTTTCTAAATCTAAGCTTCCGAAGTCCTGCCATACTCAAACGTTTAATAAGAGCATTGTCACGTTCTTCGCTAGATTCGAAAGTTTGTGACATACCTCCGATAGATTCACTTTTCACACCAGTATTACCATTGAGTTCGTACTGTACATACGAAGCTACTACGCCTTTAGCCACTGCCGGTAATGTCAGCACTCCATCTAATAAGAAGCTTTGATTACAATTGCTCTGTACGAATTCTATAGCTTCCTCTAGTTTCAACGTCAGAAAAGGATCTTTGGAATAATCATCCGTCATTTGCAACAAAACCTTTAACTCATTTAGCTTCATCGTCTACACCTTGCTTTTTGCGTGCAGGTTTTGTTTTTTCGTGAAGTTTATAGCCATGTGCTTTATACACGACCTCATAAGCTTTTTCTGTTACCTCTAGGACTTTGCCGTCTTTTTCAATCTGTACTTTTTCAGCCACTTGAATCGCTCCTTTCAAAGAATATAAAAAGACAGGCGGTATTTAATCGCCTGTCATTAAGGTGTTACGTCTGGAGTTAATGCCGCAAACGCATCGTCTTTTAAAGTCATGAATCCAATGTGCATAGTAGCACGCAGAGCAAACATATCACGTTCAAATAGGTTAACTGGACCACCATCAGCAGTAATAGTCGTTAAAGTAGCATCTTCACTGATAGCATACTCGATGCCTTGTAAGATTCCGTAACGAGCATACTTCCAATCTCCTGTGATTAGTTCAGCTTTGCTATAATCCCATGCTTTTCCGTCTACATAACCAACTGGCATGCCTAATACTTGGTTAGCTGCACCTGCTGTTGTATCGTTGAAAATTGGTTTATTTTGACCATCTACAGCACCACGTAACTTTTGACGGAACCTACGAGTAGTAGTGAAACCGTTAGCATCATGGTCTCCATCTTCTACAAGAGCAACAAGACCGTTTAGATCAGTATAAAGATTCGGTGTAGAACCAATTTCGATTGTGTTCCCACTTGCTGTAATACGTTCCCATACTGATGTACCAGCTGTATACGGAGAACCATTTCCGAATAAAGCTGCTTGGTCAAATTTTGTATAAAAAGCTTCAGCAATCATCGGTTTAACTTCGTTGAAGAAATCAGAAACAGAATATCTCAAGAATTCTTTTGATACTGGAATGATTACACCAAGCTTCTTCGCTTCCATTGAAGCTTTTAGCCATTCTGCTTTACTTGTTTGAATACGTTCTGCCTCACCTACCCAGTAAGCTCCAGGACCATCAGCTAAATACGTGAATTCTTTCTTTGGTTTCGTCATATTTTCATAAGTTGCTATTTGAGCAACAACTGAGTTCTGCATAAAATCCGTTAGAACCAACGTTCCTTGTTCTGTTGGGATTGTTCCTGTTTTAGCATCCATCAATAGGACGTTATCAGGATTAAAATCGAATTGCTTAATGTTTGCCTTTAATAGTTGTTTGTTTTTCATGTATGTTTTCCTCCTAATTTCTAATGCTTGCATCTGCAGCTAATTTGCCAATATCGATTGAACCTACGTTAGCATTTCCACTACCGTGTTCAATGTGACGGCCATTTTCTTTGAACCTTGCATCTACCTGAGTATTAACAAGTCCATCAAGATCTGTTTTTAATTCATCGAGTAATGTTGTTGTAGCTGTTTCATCATCACCTATGAATCTTTCGATATATTTACTAGCAAATGCGCTATCTAAGCCTTGTTTTGTCGCATGTTTTAATGCCGTCTCTTTTAATTTTGAAAGCTTGCTTTCTTTTTCTTGGCTTTGTAGCTTTTCTTCAAGCTCACGAATACGTTTTTGTTCTGGTGTTTCATCTGGATTGCGTTTTTTAACCTCTTCTTCAATAAGTGAATCAAGGTTGTTCGTTTTCCATGTCTCAAGTGATTTAGTAAAGTGTGCATCCAGTTTAGGTTGCAATACTTTCTTTGCTTCACTAGTTTCTAAGAACGTCTTTACGTTATCGGCGGTCAATACATTCGACTTGTAGTATGCTTTCACTTCTGCACTATCCTTGTGCGTATCTAAAAACGTTTTTACTTGATCAAAAGTAATTGAATCACCATCAAACTGATTGATTTTTACGGCTAAACGCTCTTTTTTCTTCATCTCTAACATTTGGTTTCCTCCTATGCCAAGTAGTTCGAGCCTACTTGTTCATTTCGATTATTTTTACAGATAAATCTTGCGGAAATTGTTCTTCTAAATCTTGCAAATAACGTACAGATGATTGCAAAAGAGTAGAAACAGCAGCGCATACAACCGATTTCGTATGTCCCTTCGCTTCAATACTCAAATAACCATCTGGATTAGTTTTGACTGTAATTTCAGTCGGCATTTATAACACCCTCTCATGTGCCCTTACAGTACAAGCCAGTAAGTGCAAGGATAAGCACTATTTATCGGATAGTTCCGAGATAGTGGATCACCGTACCTTTCTCGAATTTGACATAACGAAAAACAAGACTCACCACCACCTTTATTGCATAATAAAAAGCCGTATTTCTACGACTCCATTGCTTCTCTAAAATCCTCAAACGTCTGCTGAGCAAGATCATCATTCGTTTGTCCCTTGATACTCTCAATCTCATAAACCAAGATGCATCGACAGTTGATGTCATGATGTGCATAACCCGTATTACCTGGTGCTACACCTCGTTCTCCATTCCCTAAATCGAATAAATCATCAACAGGAATCTTTTTTTGATCCATCTTCCGATGATTTGCTTTGCTCGACTTCCTAACACGACTGTCTTTCATATTTCGCCACTTCTTCAACATGATTACGCCTTTAGAACTCGCTCGCTTGGCACTATCTAAAGTACCTTGCTCACGTACTCGATGGGTTTCTGTACGAGTTACACGAATAGCTTTGTTGTAATCACCCTCGAACGTATCTTTTAGAGTTGTAGCCATTTCCTTATAAGTAGAACCTCTGACAAGGCTCTGTGTGACCTCTTGTTGGATTTTATAGATTATTACACGTCTATTTCTTTCGAGCGTTTTAGAGAGCGTGAGACCTTTAACAGGGTTATCGATGGCAGCTTTAATTTGTTCCGCTTTCAGAGTTTTGTATTGAAGGTTCTTTTGAGCTTCACTTTCAATAACCCAACCCATCCATGCGTAAGAGTAAACATATGATTCTGCTAAATGAGCGCTTATGCTTTTCTGTGTTTCTTGTGACATCGTATCGACGTGTTCATTCAATGAATCAATGAACTTCTTCAAACGGTCGTACTTAATTAGACTCTCGTAAGTTAACTGTCCGTCTTCCTCGTAATCAGCGTAGATTTTACCCAGCTCTGACAATGCAACATTAACCAACTGGCGATAAAAAAGACGAATAGAACCTTCTATCTTTGAAAGCTCTTTATCCACCCATTTCTCAAGCTTTTCACTGTACTGTTCCAGATCCATTATCTTCACCATCCATCAAAGGAGGAATACTGTCACGTTCTAGCTCACGTTGTTCTAACTCGTAATCTACATCATCAACAATAGATAACGTCGATATAGCCGTTTTCTCAGATGTGACTGTTTTCAACATGACAGCCGTCTGTGCTTCTTCCAGTAAGTTCACTGGGATATTACGCTTGAAGCTAAACCACACCTTCAAATAGTCTTCCTTCTCGCAAATACTTCTCTTGGACCATGCGCTACACAGTACTTTGAACTGGTATCGCAAAGCAGAAACCATCTTTCGCTCCATCGTGATACATTTGTTTTCTAAGGACATGAGCTTGTACTTCATAGCGACACCTGTAATGGTTCCACCAAATGATTCGTCCGAGAAGTTCACTGACTTGGCAAATCGAAGTATGTTTTCTTCCAAGCGGTTCAAATGGTTTTCAATCATTGTGTCGTTGATGTCTTTAGTGAGGTATTTCACTTCATCGTTATCACCAAATAGCTCAATTACTCCTGACTTCTTTAAATCTGCCAACGTTTCATCATCAGCACCAAGCCCCTTCAGTATCAGATACGCTAGCCTGTATTGCTCAATCTCATTGGAAGCATCAGAAAGAGTACGATCGTACGCATCAATCAGAGAAAAAACCTTTTCAGCATCGGCCATTAGTTCTTCGTTGTTAGGCAAGCCAAATAACGGACAATATTCAAATGTGTGTAGTTTTTTCTCAACTTCTACAAGTCCGTTTGCTCCTGTTTCAAAGACATAAAAATAAGCGTCGTCGTAAAACTCGACACGCTGTTCGTTATCATCTATTTTGATGTATCTGATTGCAAATTCCGGCTCTGTGTAATCACTTGCTGAGATAATGACTGTTTCCCAAGGGTCAATGTTGATGATACGCTCTTTCCCATCTAAATCGATGTAAGCTAATCGTGCACTATAACCACAAATAGCTGATTTCTTGCCCCACTCACTGTCTTTATCTTCAACACTATTACGTAGTTTGAAAAATTCAATCTCATCTTTTAATGTCTGCAATTGGTCTTTAGATTTCTCGTCCACATCGTAACCAATGGGATGACCAAACATGTACCCGACTTTCGTATCAACGATTTCAGCATCGAAAGAGTTGTTTAATCGATTGTTTACTTTGTTATCGATACGTTTAATGGCGCCTGTTTCAAAGTCCTCATAATCGACAGCTTCTCGCGTTAAAATTGGCACTCCTGTAACAGAAGCCTTGTAGCGTTCGTAAAACTTCAGTAGTTTTTCTTTAGTACTTTTATGTTCTTCGATAACTTTTTGTATTAACGATGGATCCGCACCTTTTTCACGGAAGGCTTTTAAATACTTGTACGTGTTCAATTATCTCCCCCCTTTGTTTATCCTGTTTTTCTAGTGCGTTTTCTAATAGGTTCTAAGCTATATCTCAATGCATCTAGTAAGTGGTTATATTCATCAATCGGTTTGTTGATTGGCTTGCCTTCCTTGTTTTTATCCCAAACATAGTTGGCTAGCTCTATGCTGAAATTTGTACAGGTAGGATGTACGAATATGCTGAACTGTTGAATAAATTGGATGCCGACTTTAATACTGTCTGGTCCTTTGTCTGCAGCCTTCACCTTCCGTAAGCCATACCGTCTTAAATCGACAATTGACTTAGGTTCAGAGGAATCCGCAATAATCAGTTCTTTCGAATACCCTTTGTCAGTTATTTTCTTAGCTATTTCATCATTCAACAAAGCTTTCTCATACATTTCATCAAACAAAAACATCTCTTTGTTTTTCACGTCTACAAATGCACATGCCAATGCTGACGGGTCATTTGTATAACCGAAGTCAAGTCCAAACACCGCTTTAATTCCTTCTCTTTTAGCGATTTCTGTTTTATCGAATGCAAACTCTCTCCAATTTTCATAAATGCCGCCTTCAGCAATACCCCACTCACCAAGACCTTCAATTTTGTAACGTCTAGGAGAATGCTTCTTCATCCATTCGAATAAATCGATATCCGAATGATCTAAGAATTCATTGCAAAGGTAATTGGTCGTCATCGCTAAGACATTTGGATTTTCTACATCAAAAAAACGCTTCTTCAACCAGTGTTTATCTGACCACGGGTTAAACGTAAGCGTAATTTGTTTGAATAGTCCTCCAGTGTCACCACGGATAGACATATCTATTTTGTTGAAATCATCTTCATCTACTACCTGGAACGCTTCCTCGAACCACGCCCAAGATAAATATCCTTTATCTACTGTGATTGAGGTAACACTCATCGGACTATCTAATCCACGAAACATTATCTTCTGTCCGGTAGGTTTATAGATGATGACCAACGGGCTCAACTTTGCTTCCCATAAATGGGCTACTTCCAATTGATTGATTGCCCATTTTAATTGAGCGTATGTGGAATCTTGATGATCTTTAAAAACTTTCCGGATAACTAATAAATTTGCAGTTGGATTTTCCATCATTCGCACAATAAAGTTTAATGCAGTAGTTGTAGATTTTTTAGAACCACGGCCACCTTTAACTACTCGGTAACGACCTTTATAATTCCAGTAATCTTTGTATCCTCCACCAACAACTTTCTTTAAGCTTACGTTAGTCATCTAAATCATTCACAATCGTCACTGGAACTAAGCCATCTATTTGTTGTTTCTCAGTCCACATCGCATATCGTTTACCAAGCATTTCTGCCGCTTTGATTCTGTCTTTGGCACTGACGTCTATATCATCTATCGACTGATAACCTTCACCCATACCTCGAAGCGTTTGTTCTTGTTGTTCTCCACGCATAATGCTTGTTAGGTATTCTAAAATTTCTTGTTGATCTGCAACTCGTTCCGACTTTAATTCTTCCATTCGGCTTTCTATATAGGCAGAAACGTTAGCATTTGTTAGCAGCCTACTTCCATTAGCTCTAGCTGTTGCTTCTTTTTTTACATTCGGATAAGCCTTTAAATAAGCTTCTGTAGCATTACCCAGCTCGATGTAGTTATCTGCAAACGCCTGTTGTTTCATAGTTAATTTCTGTTCAATCAATGGCATCACCCCATTATGCTATTTGCTTTTTATGGCATAAAAAAAGCACCTCCGTTGAGATGCTTAAACGTGCATGTTTAATAACCAGGAATCCATTCCTTTATTTCTTTTAGAATTGTATATACCTTTGCAGTTGGTTTATTCGCTTCTAAATAGTCTATTCCCTTCAAAGTTATTCGAGGTTCCAAAGCTTTGTAGCCACTGTAAGTAGTTCCTAAAGTTGGAATTTTTCTTAAGCCATCTATATAGCCCTCTTCTATCATCATACTTAAGATTCTGCTGTGTTTAGGTGCAGAAATACCTAACGCTTCTGGATTTACTTTATTAAAGTCTATTCTCTCCTCGTCTAAAGAGTCTTCTAAATATTTTAATATAGCTACAATAATATCTTTTGTGTCATTCGCCATATTCTCACCTCCCATTGACAATATTCGCCAAAGAAAGTGAAAATCCTCCTACAAAGCATCGTAAGATGGTAAACGAAAACTATTTTTCGCCCGGGGGACCTACCTAGCCGACCCTCCTTCCAGTTTACACCGCAGATTTTTCTTTTAGCAAATATTGGTCGTCTTGTGCTTTTTGTGCGTTCTGTGCGTTTCGTGCGCTTACAATGATTTCTATTATTTGATGCTTTCTTTCTTTTACGTAAGTGACGCCTACACCTAGTTCGCCAGCAATTTGTCGATACGTCCAACCATCTAAAATGTGATCATAAACAATATTCGTTCGTAAGTCTGCAAATGAGTTGGTGAAACTCTCTAATATGTGTACGCAGTACCTCATATAAGTAAGTCGCTCTAATTGTTTTCGTTCTCGAATATCCATTTTTTTTAATTCAGCTTCACTCTTACCTGAAGAACCTTTCGGCATAGCAGCATCTAATCCGTATTGAGCGACACCCCAATCATACATAGGAATTTTATAACCATACAATATACGCTCTAGTCTTTCTATCTCTGTTTTCATCATTTGGTAATCTGTGATTATTGATGCTATTGAATTTCTGCTTTTGAACATATCAATCACTCCTATCGTTTATTTCGAATCGCTCCACTAACTCTTATGTACGTTTGTCGATTGCACCCCATCAATTCTTCAATTTCCCTACGAGAATAGCGTTCTTTACCCTTCTTACTCGTCTTTGTATTCGGATTGACTAACTCACCCCTAGTAGCTTGTTTTATCCCTTTTTCGACTAGTTCTGTTTGTAACGTTCCCATTCCCTTCTCTCCCTCAGATGAAATAAAAAAGAGGACAACAAATGACACAGCGATTGCTGTAATCGTTTGTTGTCCTCCAGTTGGCTGGGTGGACTAAAATGTTATTTTCAACTTCCCCTCGTTGTCTACCTCTAGTTCTTTACTAAAGATTAAATCATTTAGAGCATCTTTATAAAAAAGATAATGTGAAGGACTTTTGCCTTTAAAGTTATATAGTATTTCATTAGAATTTAATCCAGGATTTGTTAGAACATATCTCATAATTTCTTTTTTTGCAATCTTTATATCTCTAGAACCACTAATAGTATTGTAATTATTAATAAAATTATTATAATTCAATAACTCTTCTACTTTTTCATAAAACTCCTCAGGTTTATCATTTGTTTTACTCTCTATCATTAGCTTTTGTAAAGATGTTAACAAACTAAGATTCTCTTTATTCATACCTTCTATCTTTGATAAACCATCTTCTAGTTCCTGAGAAAAATTAGAAGATTTCCTCACAATTTTATTTAATTTTTCAATTTCTTTTTTCATATCATAAACATTTTGTTTTTGTCCTGCTACATCCCAAAGTGTTATTAAAATAGCAATTACAGCTAGAACTATAGATAAAAGTAAAGAAGCATTTGATAATCCTGAAATTGCTAGGTCCTGACGATATAATGATAACCCCCCTACCAAACAAGTAAGTAATATCAAAATTATAGCAGTATAAGTAAAATGAAGCTTTAAACTCTTAATTTTATATACATCATATTTCATGACTTCATCCTTTTCTTCTTGAAAATTAGACTGACTATCTGAAATTTTAGATTCGTTTAAAATAAAATTTGTATAAGGTAAAATTAAACCCATGAATACTAATAAATAGAAATTACTTATACTGGTGATTACATTTTGCTCAATAACGATAAACGTTAGAAAAAGTGGAATAAAGCCTAAATAAGCTATCATAATAGTTAATATGGCTACAATCCTCTTTAAATTTAACTCTAAATACCTCCTTTGAAAACTCAAAGATTTTTTCATTAAAAATTTTACAAATAACAAATAAACAAAATATGATAACAGAAACCAAATTACTATAACAGTAATAAAGATATTTGCCTTGATATCCTCATCATTAGACTGAAAAATATTAAAGTAATTATATAAAATGTTTGGCCAATTAAATATCGAAGTTATTATTGAAGAAAAATATATTGTAACCAATAAAGAAACAAATCCTAGCAACCAGATAATTGGAATAATATAAAATATATTCTTACTGTCCTTACTCAAGATCTTTCCCTTCTTCCCTACGTGTCCTCCTCATATCCTTTTCCTGATGCGTTACATTCTTAAATTCTCTATGGTGGTTCACTTTGATTTACCTACTTTCATATGAATCTAATGTCACTTTCTTTATATAGTTCCATTATATCAGAAAAGAGTTTTCTACTTTCAACATTATTTAACTTTTGATATAAAAAAAGACAACAAATGACACAGCGGTTGCTGTAATCAAATGTTGTCCTCCAGTTGGCTGGTAGAACATTTATAATTAAATTTTATAATTTGAAATTTCAAAAAATCTAGATCTAATACTTTCTTTGTCTTGTTTATAATTATCAATAAGAAATTCTTTTAAAGACTCATTCTCTTTGACAACAATAACCTCGTCATCGCCATAGGTAAGTTCTATCGTAGATACATAAGCGCTATACTGGTGATATTTTAGTTCTATATAAGATTTTAACTCAAGGAAATGTTTATATATATCTCTAGGTATATAATCATCATTTATATTATCTAGACTAGCTTTACATTTCTTAATGGCTTCTAATTCTTGCAATAAAGACTGTTTTGCTTTGCCTCCATTCAAATTCATAAAATTGTTTATATTACCGACAGTTAATAAATAAGACCGTGTCCACATTCGAATTAGTTCCAATGATTTATCAAAGTTATCTTTTGCTTCCTTTTGTTTTTCATCTTTTCTAAAAGAGATATCTCTATGCATTACATAAATTGCTGTACCACCTGATATTCCAGCACCTGCTAGAGCTCCTAAAAAAGTAGCTAGAGAACTTGATATCTTAATTTCTGAAAGAGTGATATTCATTCTTAAAATCAGCGCTAGCAATATTCCTAGTAACACGCAGACAAGAGTATATAATATTTTCTTTTCAAGTTTACTTTCACTCAAAACTCTTCCCCCATTTCCGTCCTCATCCTCTTCACTTTCCCTTGGTGCGTCACAATCTTATATTCACCGTGAGTCGGAAGTTCTCTGAGTTTTGCTTTGCCGTCACAGATTACTATCACACAACTGGTAGGTATATCCATTATATCGACAGTTAACTGCATAGTTCTAGTGTCTATTTCTAAATTGTTTGTATCCATCAAGACCCCTCCATTGTGTTATAATTGAGTTGTGCGAGACAGGAGGAGTCCTGTCTTTTTTGTTATCCAAAAATACTATGTTTCCTACGCTTTATCTTTCCTTTCCGCCCTATCTAAAGCCAGTAACAACACTTCAATCGGCTTCCTCTTCATTTCTTTCGCTATTTTCGTAATGTCATAGCCTTCTTTCCAGTACCATACAAACGCTTCTAGCTCTGACTCTTGAAATATCATATTGACTCTGTGCTTATCATCCTCAAACAAATAGTAATTCATGATATCACCTCACTCAGAACGGGAGATCATCATCGGTCACTTCGATGGGTCCACTACTATTAGCAAATGGATCTTCTTCCACTCTCGTATAATTTGGCTGAGTTTGTGGGTGCTGGTACTCTGAACGGCTTCGCTGATGGTCGTTAGGTTGCTCTGTAGTACCGTTGTTTTGGTTAGCCTGTCCATTCTTCGTTTCAAGGAATTGAACGCTATCAGCGACAACGTCAGTCGTATAGACACGCTTACCATCTTGGCCCTCATAACTGCCTGTTTGAATACGTCCCTCAACACCTGCCAAACTTCCTTTCTTCAAGAAGTTTGCTGTGTTCTCAGCTTGCTTTCTCCAAACGATGATGTTTATAAAATCTGCCTGTTGCTCGCCACCTTCACTTTTGAATGGTCTGTTACAAGCTAGTGTAAATCTTGCCATCGCTACTCCCGAAGGAGTATATCTAAGCTCAACATCTTTTGTGAGCCTTCCAACTAATACGACTCGGTTAATCATGAGTTTTCCTCCATCTCTAATTCTTTTATTCTTTCCTGCAGTTTCAGATTAGTTTCCAACAGTTCAATTTTGTCGGCCTGATAAAAAAGATTCATAATCCACCAGAAGTCATCACCAGCAATTTCAATCATGTTGTTCTTAGGATCCGTTCGCTTACTCGCTCTTTTACGAATGCTTCTCAATCGTGTTCTTGCGGATGCCATTCAAACCACCCTTTACTTCGCTTTATTTACGAACTGTATATTAATCCTCTACTTTTTCGACTGTTGCAGTGAATACATAGGTACATCTATTCTCCAACTTTTTCGCCATATTTTCGGCTCTTTTTTTACTTGTGTATACTTTTACATTGTTATGGGTTTTATCATCTTCGTAACCTGGGTATGTTACATCTTCACCTCTGAATACTTTACCCGTCCAATAACCATAGTCATTTGAACTACTTCGGTAACTCTCACTAGATAGGTATATTACAAAACCATCCACTGTTTTCCCCCTCTTCTAATTCTCTAAGTCTACGAACTGCATCTTACTTCTCTTGAAATTTTTAAAGGTTTTTTTCTTTATCTATCGAATAATTTATTTTATTAACAGAAAAGGTGGAATGTTTATGAATTTGATTGCTTCTCCAATTGCTTGTAAGGTAAATAATGTTTTTATCCATGTTAGTAACTTAGAAAAATCCGTCGAATGGTACAGCAAACTACTTGGTATACCTTTTCAAAAGGATCATGTATCATCGCCTGTTTACAATATCCCTGTTTCAGGTGATACAGGGCTTACTTTAGATGATCATACTTTCGATCCAGGCTTCAAATTAAATCCTTCAAACCATGTTTTGTTTAACTTCTTCGTCAAAGATATAGATGAAGCATACAAATTTATCAAAAACCATGGGATAACAGTTGTTAGAGAAATAGAACGTATTGGTGATTTTGCCTATTTTAACTTTCAAGACTTAGATGGAAACGTATTAATGATCTGCAATTGTTAAATGCTTTGAGCAATGGTTAGTTTTAACTAATCATTGCTCTTTTTTAATACACAGTTTGTGTCTACTGCAACGTTTCTATGAACCCTAAAGTATAAATTTAATTTCATTTGCTAATAATGCTTACACAGAACCGAAAGCAGTTCATAGTAAGCTCTGTTGATTTTTGCCGATCTAGGTTCTGTTGTTTTTAATTCAAACGAGGTGGGCCATGCATCCAATTACATTAATCGTTGCTATTAGCCTTCTATACAGCACCTTTATTTATTTTATTTTTATAAAGGAATACCGTAAGAAAGGATGAATACCAGTTGTTGTACTTAATTTACGAAATGAGAATATCAATTTTTTAATTCGACTTACAATTCCATAAAAAATAGAGCATAATGGAACTAAGAAAAAGGAACTATGAAGGAGTGTATTTATGACTATTTTATTGATGTATAAAGAACTTAATCAACTTGTAGATGATTATTACAAATGTCCTGATCTTCATATTAAAGAGCTTATTTTAAATGATCTTATTTTTTTAACTGATGCATTATTGAGCTCTCATGAAACTGAACTTAAAACAGAAGTTACCCTACCCTTAGAATCTAACTAGTATTACCATTCATTTCATTCCTACTTATATCGTATAAGGAATTTAATATGATACTGACAACTGCTTTGCTTTCTTCCGTTCCTTTCTGGCCTTTTTTAAGTCATCTAGCTCGATCCAACCACCATCGATTTGTGAAAAGGTCAATAGACTTAACTTGTGAGGATATTTCTTTTCGAAGAGCTTACGTTTAACTCCAAATGTTTCTGTTTGAAAACCTTTAACATCTACTACTTCAATTGAACCATCCGTGTGATGTACTTCAAAATCAGCAACTAATTCAATTTTTCGATGTAGCTTACCATCTTTCCTAAAGCTTTCTTGCAACTCATATCTTGGTTGTAGTCGAAAGAATAATATCTTTTCTTGCTGCTGTTGCAACTTCAATTCCTCGTAATATTGCGCTTCTATTTTAGAATCAAAAACATGCCCATCTAGCTCGATTTTTTTACTGTTATATTTAGTCTTTGTCTCCGCCATGCTGCCACTCCCTTATAATTAAAGAGGTTAAACCCTCTCCACTCATTCGCACATTCTCCTAGTTCAACTTGCAAAACGAGTATTTTCCAATCCGGATTATTTTGACCTCTCAGCTCAGGTTTTGTCGCATGATTCAATCATCTAGCACCCTCTGAGTTTCAAATAATTTTGTAAGATTTATCTCGTACCTCCAACAACCTGTTTTTCACACAAAACCGTTTGTTTAACGTGTCCGAATGACTCGAATAGACATTTCCCTGAGCAATACAGTTCAGAGCCCTTGTTCCATACTCTGTCACCTTTGTGGATTACCATTTCGCAACGATCATTCTCACATACTGCCACGATTACTTTCATTTTCGTTACCTCACTTTTGAAAGTTTTTGTAATTCTCGCTTCAATTTTTCTCGTTCAGCATCTAAATCAACATCTTCTTCAGCTACATTTTCCATTGGCCGCTTATCCTTTCCGAACCATTCAGGTACTAACTCAATCCTTGTACTTTTTTGATTAGCAAATGAATTCGTTCTACGTTGATCAGCTGCTTTAACGTCTTCCAGTGATTTTAATAATTGGTTTTTCCAGTTAGTTAAAATAGAATTTGCATAACGTATTTTGTTTGTAGCATTTGCTTCCAGTGCTTTTTTAAATGCTTCTAGTATTAATTCAACTGGATGGTTATCAAACATGTGTCCTAATTCCTCGCCGATATGAGGAGTTAAAGGTCCGATGTTGGTTAAGTAAAATTGAGTTATAACCGCGAATCCTGCATCATTCATTTCAGAATTTTTTATTGTTAAATCGTCAGCAACTATTTCATCTGTTTTTGTATGCTGTTCTTTACTATTCTTTTCTTTACTATGCTTTACTTTACTTTGGGGATTAATGTTTACATCAATCGAGTTAATGTCTACATTAATGCTTTTAATTGAGAGGTTTTTGTATACTTTAATGTCCTCTAACTCCAAAAGTAGGTATTCTTGCACCATTTCAACCTTTTGCCTACGTCCTACTGCTTCTAAAAATCTCGATTGTATACCATTAGACGTAAGTACCCCGTAGTTTTCGAATATACTTTTATCGAATAGATCCCATTTAACACAATCATTAATGACCTCATTAATGATATTAATGTCAACATTAACTCTCTTTGAAAAGAGTAATTGTTCTGTTTCTGTCCACTTAGAGAAATAACCGTCTTTGTAAATACGCATTAATAATTTGATTACTACTGCAAATCCGACTGGACCATGCACGGCTTCGACCAACTGGATTTTGTCATCTTGGTCGATATCTACATCAAGTGGAAAGTAATCCAGCCCTTGTTTTCTCGGTCTCGCCATTACACTTCCTCCTCATTTTTGCCTGATAAGAATTAGAGGGGAAACCCCCTCCGAATTAAACTAGCTTGTCCTCAAATACTTGACCTGGCATTTTTCCATCTTCTTTTTTTTGCTCTTCCTGCTCTTCAATCACGCTATAGTCAGTAACATCGATAATTTCACTCATATCAGCCGAAATTTCATTTTTAATAGTTGAGTCTGCTTCAATCGTCTTCTGCAACTCAATGGATTTTGGAGCGTATTTAAGTACCTCTTTTAATACTGTTTTCTTTGCCATTGCATCGAAATTAGTTTTCCAAGGGCTTGTCCATCCTTTTTGTACTGCTTGTGAGAACTTTTGAGCATGTTGATCAATGCGTTCTTTTGTCCAGTACACAAAATCGAATCCGCCGTTTTTCAAGTGATACACAGCATAGTAACCGATTGGTTCACCTTCTGGAGTGGTAGATGGTTTATGAATCAAGTCTTTATTCAAGCCATACTGAAATTCAAACTCATCATTTCCGTACACTTCATGAGCGTAAATCGCTTTGTATTGACCACTACGCACCGATAAATCGATTAACCCTTTATAACCTAGTTGGAACTGTACGTTTTTGCCATAAGGGATTAAATAAGCTTGTCCTAATCCTGTGTTTGGTTCTACTCCGAGTTGCGCAGATTGCATTATTGCAGCTAAGAAAGATGTCTGGTCACATTCTAGTAGCTTAGGTGTAGTACGTACCGCTGTAAGAGCGATACGTGCGATTCTGTCTGCGTCCATATGTTTGGGTAATGCTCGTTGGATTTCTGGACCCATGCGCTTTAACAGCGCATTTAATGTTTGCTCTGGAGGAACATTTTTTTGTAAGCCACCGTTAACCTTATTCGCTAATTGTTGTTTCACTTGTGTATTTGTTGCCATTACTGTTTTCCTCCTATTTGATTAAGAATTTTCGTTCCGAAGTAGTACTCGAATATTTTTTAAATAATTCTGGTTCCTCTTCTTTTAAGCGTTTTGAATCAATGCGTGTTACATCATTTGATTTCCATGTCACTTTCCGAGTAGCTGTAAAAGCATTTTCGTTCACACCCATAAACGCTTTGATTTGATTTTTATATTCCTTCTCTTTTGTTTGAAGTTCAGTCATATCAACTTTTATTTGGTCTAATGCATCAATAAGTGTTTCCATTTCAGTAGGTAGATTAATTTCTGTGTCATGATCCGATTCAGGATAAAGTGCTTTTAGTAAGTCTACAGATGCATCAGAACCATCAAATGCAGGCGGAATTTGTTTCAACACGTGGTTTTCCCAAAAATCTTTTTCTATATTTATGAGGTATGTGATTAATTCCTCATCACGGTCGATTTTTTTATGGACAAATTTATTTCCTCCAACAAGTACTGCTATGTGCCAAGCTGTGAAGCCTGTAACTGCCATGTAATGCTGACATTGGAGTATATAAGCGGTTGGTATTTCTTCACAATCCCACTCACCTTTTAGGTATTCAGAAGTTGTTTTACACTCCAAACCTTCTCGTTTACCAATAATCAAACGGTCCACATTAGCTAACATGAAAGGATATTCTGAGTGTTTCAATATTGCGTTTCTTCTACGTACCTTTAAACCAGTTCGTACAGTAAATTCTTTAGCAACTATATCTTCCATAACATTGCCCCAGTATGCAGCTTCCCCAGCCAAATCCTCATGAGGTGCTTGACCGACCTTATCTAAATAAACTCCAACTGGTGACTTCCACTTGTTTAAACCTGCAATTGCTGATACATCACTACCACCAATACCAAGCTTTCTTGCTTCCAACCACTCTTCACGGGTCAAATCAACAGTTTTTATAAACGTTTTGGCTTGCACAATACCCCTCCTTGAAATTTCTGATGCCTACCGATATAATAAAAATATAAATTTAATTCTAGAGCTTCTTACCAATCCACTACTTCTAATAGTGGATTTTCTTATGCGCTTAAATCGACTGCCTCGCCTTTTTCGATAAGATGTTCTCCCATGCATCCTGTAGAGCAATATAAATGACCATAAAGTTCGTAACCTTCACCTTCGTACAGTTCTTCTCTACAATGTTTGTAGATGCATTGACCAACCATTCTAGGTTCTCGTAATGGCTCCTCGTATCCATAGCCTGCTACCATACTATTTTCCAACATGTTTCCACCTCTTTCTAATAGTTGAACCCCAACAAGAAATCTTAGATATCAAAGGGAAATCTCAGACTTCTTGACGAGAGCAAATGCTCTCATGTTATAATATTCATACGTATTCAATTTTGCTAATTGACTTTGCCGAGTCAGTTAGTTTTTTTATTTGCTTTTTTTACGATTAACAAGTACCGTTCAACTGGTTCCATTGCCAACCACTCAGATACTTTAACTTTCACGTCTTTTCACCACCATTACGTTTACTCCTGCAGCTACCAGTTCGTCTAGCAAACTCTTAACTTTTACATCCAGTTGCTTTTTTACCGCCATGCTTTTTAATGCTTCTAACGATTTATTAATGTCCCGAACAAACATAAGCGCTTCTTTTAAATCGCCTGTACGCATGCAATCTTCTATCGCTTTTCCGCAATCGATGATGCTCGCATGTTCTCGTAATGCTGCATGATAATCTTGCTTTCTGAATAGCTCCTGTCTCATCATTTCGCTCCTCCTATATATCCAGCTGATGCAAGCGATCTATAATGCTTATCCCACACTCCGGTGTAGCTTATGTCCGCTTCCTTGCATACAACCGCAACCATATGATCTATCGCTGTTTGCGCTTCTACTAATTCATCCAATACACGCTCAAGCAACTGTCTTTCGAATAGTTGTAGTTTTTTTAAAGGCTTTGCTAAGCTAAAACTTTCAAGTGTTTCTAATGCCTCACGTAATTCCTCTAATGTTTTCTCTTTAACACTTGAGCGATGGAGATCTACATTTGGACCATCAAGCCATTTAGGACCAGTACCTGTATATTCATTACGAATTGTCATTGCGAATTTCGGATTATCGTATTTGTTCACTAGTGTTCTAGATATGTCCGAAGGAACCTTCGAACGTCCATTTTCATATTTCGACACAGTTTCACGAGTTAAATTGATATCTAGCCCTAAAGACAACTGCGTTTGTTCCCCTCTCATTTCTTTCAACATTTCCCCCACTTTTGTTCTAGTCATTTTACCAACCTTTCTATTTAATTGAATTCACATTTCATTTCCGAGTTAACTTCTTGTAGACCGTTGCTTATAGTCAATAAAGCTATAATTAACTTACAGAGAGATAGTTCGAGTTTTCTTCAACCCACTTAGTATTCTTTACAATCCACTTGAATAAGAGGTCAGTAGGTATTAACAATCCTGCTTCTCGAAACACCGGAAAGTCTGAGCGAGCTAGTAACTCCGATGTTTTTGTTTGGCCTATATGAAGTAACTCCATAAGCTCTTTTCTCGTTAAAAGTGGCGGAAGCTCTCTCGCCTTTTGTGTATCAATCACCGCTTCACGAATTTCCTCGCGGATAATCTGCCGCAATGCCTCTGCATCGAACTGAACGTTTAACATTTTGTGTTCCTCCTTCCCGGCTGTCGATTGACAGCCCCCTCAAATTGCTTTTTTAGCTGTTAAAAACCTATTGATAAAATAAACTTGTCCTTTGCCAGTGACTTTAGTAGTTTTATTAATTGAAATCATTCCGCTGTTATGATTAATAGGCGTTTCTTTAACTTCGAACAAGCCAAGATCCATGCTACGTTGAGTAGGAGTATTTCTATCCGTACCAAATCGTTTAATAAGGTAGTTGTTTTCTCGTAACCATTCATACAAACGTTTTTCTCCAGTATCAATTCCGTTTTGTTTAAGCAAGATAGCTAATTCACGAATTAATATGGAAGATTGACTTGTTTCTACCGATTCAGCGAAGAGTACTTTCGGTTTTTGTTCCTCCAGTTTCAATTCAGCAGCTCGACGTTTCGTTTGTTCTTCTTTTAAATTAGTAGCAAGTTGAATAATAGTATCCGGATCCGTTAGAACTTTTTCAATTGTTTCCGGTGTCATATATGCTCCATGCTTTCTAATTGAAGGAATCACCTCATGGGTAACCCATCTTTTAAATTTTTTAGCAACCGGTTTTCGACTCGCCAAAATAAGTGAGTATAATCCGTATTCGTTGATAATATTCGTGTTTCCTTGACGGCCTAAGTTGTACTTAGCGCGTTCATCATCATCTAATCTGGATAAAGCCATCGTTGGATTTGTAAGACCTAAAAACTCACATACATCAATTGCTACGAACCAAGGATCTCCTTCTTGCTCGATGACACGAACTGAATGGCTTTCAAAGTTAAACACCTGTAATTGATTCATCTTCATTCCTCCTTTTATGAAACATAGTGTTTTTCGATAACGAATTCCGTTAGTTCTTTATCAAAAAAAATATTAATATCAACTCCTAGTAAAACTGCTATTACTCTTAATCTTTCTACATCAATTTTCGTCTCGCCATTTTCCATTCGACTATAAGCCATATTACTAATCCCTAGCTTCTTAGATAAATGCATTTGAGTAACACCCTTAGCGAGACGTATTCTTTTTAAGTTTTCAAAAACCATTAAATCACCTCCAATAAACTAACGTAATCCGTTAATACAACTATACTAACGTTTTCCGTTAGTGTCAACATAATTAATAAAAAAATTCTCAATTATCGTTAGTTATGTATCATATTCCGTTACTTATTGTTATATTTTAATGTGAAGGGAGTGTTACTTGTGGCAGGCGAAAATCGCATAAGACAGCTTCGAAAAGAATTACATTTAACCCAAAAACAACTGGCAGATAAAATAAACGTGTCTTCCCAAGTAATCTCTAACTGGGAAAGAGGATATACGGAAATCGGAAAAGAAGATTTAAAAGAATTAGCAAAAGCTTTAGACTGTTCAGCAGATTACATAATAGGAATATCAGAAATTAAACATCAATCCACTGATACAGGAAATGATGAATTCGATAAATGGCTTAATGATCCACGCTCGAAAATATTATTCAAGGAATTTAACGAAAGTTCCGACGAACAAAAAGAAGCTTTGCTGAAGATGTGGGAAATTTTGAAAGGTCAAGGAAAGCTTTAATTTCTTAAATAGGAGATGTAGTTTTTGCTACGTCTCTTTTTTATAGATATGAGATAGTTATATTTACGCAAGTCAATCGTATTATATATACACTCATTTTTCCATAAAAGGAATTTAGCAGAATCATATGGAGTTATAAATTCATGCTATTAACATAGCGTTTATTTAATAATTAATAATAGGAGTGTTATTATGGGAGCATTATTTATTTTAGTCGGTTCTTTAGGATTTACAGTCGGAATTTTTATGTTAATTATATTACTAATCCGAAGAAAACCGAAAAAAAAATGGGGGCTAATTACTGGTGGTGCGTTTGCATTAACGGTCTTAGGCGCAGCAATTTCTCCAAGTGTTGAAGAAACTGAGAAAAAAGAAACTGAAACAGTAGAAACTGCAGGTGAAGTAGCAAAAACAGAGGAACCTACTGCTGAGGAAAAAGCAAAAAATGAAGCTGAAGCAAAAGCAAAAGCTGAAGAAGAGAAAAAAGCTAAAGAGGCTGAAAAAGCGGAGGAATCTAAAAAGAAACTCGCTAAAGAAAAGGAATACTACATAAATGAAATAAAGTCTAAAGTGGATACACAAATGCAAATGTATGATGATGCATGGAGTTCCGTTTGGCAACCAACCTTTGAAGGAGTTGGAAACGGAACTGTAGACGTATACACAGCATATGACAATATGAAAACTGTAGAGCAAAGATATAAAACTCTACAAAGTTCTATTCCTGCTATTTCGGACGAAGGATTATCTAAAGAAAACCAAAAATTATTCTCCGAATTTAAATCAAAAATGAGAAACGCTTCTATGTGGAGAGCTGAGGCTGCTATTAAAGCACAAAAAATGTTTGACAAAGGAGATTTTAGCCCTTCAAGCTTGGATAAGATGAAAGGTGATGTGGAATACGCAGATTCCGAAATGTTATCAGCGATCATTTCATTAACAACTTTAGAGGCCACATTAGAGGTCGAAAGAGAATAAAATTTTTAGATAGAAATTGGTGAGAATAAGAAAGAGTTATTAGGAATCTAACACAAGCTATAGCCCTTCTGGGCTATTCTTTTGATAAGAATTTATCCAAAAAATGGAGGAACTAAAATAAAAAAAATCTTATCAATTGCATTAGCAACTACATTGGTACTTAGTGTTTCATCTGCCTCCCCCACTCAAGCAGATGCTGCGGGAAAGACATTTAAAAACTGCACAGAGTTAAACAAAACCTATAAAGGTGGAGTAGCAAAAGCCGCAAACATTAAAAATAAAGGTGGAAAAACAAAATATACGCCATTTGTATCGAAAGAAATTTATGACGCTAACGTCAAAAGTGATCGAGACAAAGATGGGATTGCTTGTGAGAGGTAAGTAATAATAAGACAGTATGTCATATTATTTTTCATTGTTTTCATGAGATATAGTTATCTATGAATAGGAGGGTTTTTATGTCAAATACTTTAGAAAAAGTGCATATCCAGAGATTTAGAAAACTTAAAGAAATGCACATAAATGTTGCTAAAAGAATTACGATAATATCCGGTCATAATGGTGTAGGTAAATCAACAATCCTAGGCTTAATTGCAAATGGAAGTGAATTAGGAGGTTATAAGAGCTATTTCGATAAAATTTTTCAATCTAAATTTAATGAAATTTTTAGACTTGATATAGAAAAAGATTTTACTAAAGATTTGGATAAAAAATATTCAGTCATTTTGAAATATAATTTTCAATCTTCCCCTTTTTACAAGTTTTGTACAATAACTCAGCATAATGAGAGTAAAACAGTCAAAACAGGCAATGGCAGTTCTGCATCAGAAAAGACTATACAAATAAAAAGATTAAAAATAGTACCTAGAAACTCAGATGAGAACGGAAAACAAATTCAAGAGGAGATATCAGGAGTTAAAGCAAGTTCTAAAATTCCTATTCCCACACTATATATTGGAATGAGCAGGGTTTTTCCTATTGGGGAATCTCAAAAACTTAGTTATGAATTAAAAGAATCCACAATCGAAGTAGAAGATAGTAATCAAATGAATATATGGTATCAAGAAGTCATGGGGCAGGAAAATATAGATTCAACAAAAGTAATTAAACAGAACTTAAAAGATTCTACTAAAAAATCAATTGGTCCAGCTTTTGGAGACTATTCATATCACGCTGTTTCTCTTGGACAAGATAGTTTATCTACAATTTTTACAGCATTACTATCATTTAAAAAACTAAAACGAGATTTAAATGAGACCTATTCTGGTGGAATACTTGTAATAGATGAAATTGATGCTTGTTTGCATCCAGATGCTCAAGAAAAATTACTAAATATTTTAGATAGATGTTCTAAGGAATTAAACTTACAAATTATTTGCACAACACATTCACTAACAATAATTAAGAACGTTCTAAACAAGCAATTTAAAACTTCAATAAATACTAGCGATCATACACTTTATTACAATGTTATCTACATAAAGGATACTGTATCACCAAAGATAATGAGGGATCCGACATATAAGAAAATAAAAAGTGATATGTTTTTAAAAGATACTTTATTTATTGATACTAAACAGGAGATAAAAATTTATTTTGAAGATGACGAAGGCCTTTACTTTTTTAATAAAATATCAGAATTCACATCTTCTTTAGATTTAGATGAAGTAAATCTAAATAAAATTAGTGCTGAAATTGGATGTGACACATTAATTAAGTTACCAAGCAAAGATACATATTTTAAGTCAGTTGTTATAGTTCTTGATGAAGATGTTAAACGAAAACAGAACTACCGAAATATGCTAGAAGATAATTTAAATATATGCACGCTGCCAGGTAGTGAAACACCTGAGAAAACTATAGAATCTTATTTAACTCTTTTAGTTCAACAACCTGATCATAGCTTTTGGTTTGATAACGATGAATTAACAATCCAATATGTTAGGGATAAAATACTTCAAGAACTATCACAGAGTCTAGACCAAATAGCTAAACAAGAAAAAATCAGAGAAATATATAAGAAATGGTTTAGAAACTATGAACCTATTTTTGACAAAACTAAATTAATCCAGTACTGGATGAACGATAATCCTGATGTCATTAAAGGTTTTGTTAATCAATTCAATCTTTCTATTAATTATGTTAAATCTACCTTACTAGAAAAAACTAATTAAACAATGGCCATTTTTATCAAATTATAATATTATATTAAAGAGGTGATAAAATGGCTACGCTATCTCCATTGCGGTATCCTGGTGGGAAAGATAAAACGTATAACTATGTGAAACATTTAGTTAACCAAAATAACATTTCAACTTACATTGAACCCTTTGCAGGAGGAGCTGCCGTTGCACTTCGACTTTTATTAAATGGTGATGTAAAAAAGATAATTATAAACGATTATGATCGAAGTATATATGCTTTATGGAGTACCCTTTTAACAAACGCTGATTCGCTAATTTCTTTGGTTAGAAATACTCCGATTACGATGACAGAATGGTATAAACAAAAAGAAATTCAGCAAGAAAAAATGACAGCAGATGAATTATCTTTAGCATTTTCTACACTATTCCTAAATCGAACTAATCGTTCAGGGATTATAAAAGCTGGTGTAATTGGCGGAAAAAAACAAGACGGTATCTATAAGTTAGATTGTAGATTTAACAAAGAAGATATTATTAAGCGGATTGAAAGAATCCATTCGTTTAGAAATCAAATTAAAGTTTGCAATATGGACGCAAAAGATTTTATTGACAATGAAATTAAGTATACTAGAAAATCATTAACTTTCTTTGATCCTCCCTATTATTTAAAGGGTCCCGATTTGTATACTAACTTCTATTCACACGAGGATCATGTTGAGTTGGCCAATCAAATTAAATCAGTTATGAAAAATAGATACTGGATATTAACATATGATATTGCTGAACAAATAGAAGAGTTGTATAAAAACAATCGCGCTACTAAATACTCACTTAACTATTCAATTGCTACTCCTTCTAAAGGACAAGAGTTTATGTTTTTCTCAAAAAATATTGAAATTGGTAATATTAATGACTTTCTTAACATAGTTTGAATCCCTGCTTCCAATTTGCAGGGATTTCTTTTATACTTAAAATAGAACATACGTTCCAAAAGGAGTTAACTTCATGAGATATACTTACAACATTATGGAAGAATACGTGAGAAAGATGTACAACTCAATCGGCATTTACTGGCCGCATCAGTTAGATATGGAATCTATAGCTGCACGTTTAGGTACAACCCTTGTCTATCTACCATACAGCTCCATGACGGTAGGAAATGCTATTTTGATAGATGATAGATTGACTGAATGCGAACAATGGCAAGATTTTGGTCATGAGTTATGCCATATTGAGTGGCACGATGGCAATCAGAGAGTTCTCCCCTCTTCATTTTTGGAGTATCAAGAATTTAAAGCGTCAAATTTCGCCTATCATGCCTGTGTACCGACTTTTATGCTTGAACGAATAGATTTACCCACAAATCAAAAGAAAGCTGTCTGGGTGCTTCAGAAGACGTTCCGCGTCAACTATGAATTTGCAGAAAAAAGGCTTCACCAGTACTTAAGTAATCGGAAACAATACATCAACAAATGAGCCTGTGAAAGTAATTTTAATGCTTAAGACAAAGCATTAATCCTACGGCTCACATAATGGTGTAAACGCTCACCTAAAGAGACCTATTATCCTGAAAATCTGTGTTAGCGTGATAGTAAGGAGTGATTTTATGTATTGTCGCGAATTAATAAAGGGGAAAAAATGGGTTTGTGTTGCTGATGGTCCGCGTGATCCAGCTACCGGAAGAAGAAAACAAATATCTAGGCGAGGTAAAAGCCAGAAAGAAGCAAAAGCAAAGGTATTAGCTGCTATTGAAGAAATCGACCACAATCTAATATATGACCCTAATATTACTTTTAAAGACTTTGCTTATCAATGGTTTGAACAGTACCTACTTAAAGGTCAAAAAGAATCGACATATGCAATAAGGGAATATTGCATAGAAGTCCTGATAAAGTATATAGGAAGTCTGAAAATGAAAAGCGTCACATTAACGCATTATCAAAAAATCTTAAATGATTTATTTAAAAAGGAACAATCCTTGAATACGATGAAAATGATCCACACTACTGCGAGGATGATTTTTAGATATGCCACTGAAATAAATTTGATAAAATCCAATCCAACGCTAAATGCGGAAATCCCTAAAAAACAAAAGACTGTAGAAGATATTGAAAATGATAACGTCTCAGAAAAATATCTTGAGACAGAAGAATTATGGGAGTTGTTAAATGCTGCGGACAAGTATTATAACTACGTGAATGTGATTGCAATTTATACAATCGCCTTTTCCGGAATGCGCCCCGGCGAAGCAATCGCGTTAAAAGAAAAAGATGTATTGTTCGAATCGAATCAATTAAGTATTACCAAGACGATTTATAGAAAGAAAAATTTAAAGAAAGTATTTAAGCTTACTCCTCCCAAAAATACAACTAGCATAAGGTTAATCGATATGGAAGAAAGAATAATGAATATGATAAAAAATGTGCTGGAATACAAAGAAAAACATCATTTCACTAAAAGTGATCATGTTTTTTCCACACCAGATGGTTATCCTATTAAAGAAGAGTACTTAGCAAAGGCATTAAATGAAATTCGTGCAACAACTCCAATCAAGAAAAAATTGTATCCTTACATTTTAAGGCACACACATATTAGCATGTTAGCAGAAAAAGGATTCAGTCTTCCATTCATAATGAAACAAGTAGGTCATAAAAATTCTGATACCACTACTCAAATTTATATGCATGTAACAAAAGGTATGCGAGAACAAGTTCAAGAAAAAGTTGGAGAACTATTTAACGATTTAATGGATTTTAAGAAGAAATAA